ACAGATAGAAATGCTTGCTGAGATTGTTATGTATAACGGGGAGTGGGATGGCAAGAGTCTTAACGAGAAAGAAAAAATAGTAGACACTATTCTTAAAGTAGCTAAAGGAAATGCTATGGATAGTTTAGGGTTGTCTATTGATCCTGTCGAAAGAAAAACAAAACTTATCTTTGACGTTAAAAAAATAACTACTAAAAAGAATTTAAGTAAAGTTCTTAAATACTTTGATGTCAAAGAAAAGGAAATGTGGAAGCTTGACGTGAACCAGCTTCTTATTGTTGAAGACTTTTTAAAGTCTATGAAAAAAGATGATGCTGGTCTTAGTAGAAGGCTGGGTATAGAATAAAAAAAACCCCCAGGTACAAGCTGGGGGTTAGTTCATGACGATTTATCTTTTTGTTTTTTATAATCTAGCATTAGGCATGAATAACAGAATGCTTGATTAACGATCTCGTCTGATCGTCCTCGTACCCCAGAGGCTAGGAGACCTGATAGGGCTGCTCCTGCGAAGTAATCTCTGGAAGGTATCTCTCCACTTATTATTGGTTTCTGTGTGAACTCTTGAGCTTCTTGCTCAAGGGTTTTCTTTTTTATGCTATTTCCGTCAGTCTTTTTAGATACCACTGGGCTTTCTCCAAGTCTTGAGTTCCATTCTTATACCGCCATCTGTGCATGTACTTTGCAATGTTCCCACGAAGATAGCCAATAAACTCCTCCCTTGTCAGGAAGTCTTTGATGTAGTCAATACATTCAATCTCACCCTGACCGTAGTGGCTAGGTCTTTCTACTGCGTCAAACAAATCCTCACACTCCCCACATACACCGTTATCATCTAGTAAGTTATCACAAGCACTGCAGTATGTCATACGTCTACCACATGTGAAGCGTGTTCTTTAACGTAGTCCAATGGAAGGATCGTAATTAGGTCACCTCTCCCTGGTCTAGATAGTAAACCAAACTCACCCTTAAAGTATTCAGTGCATCTCTTTCTGAGATCTTCAATGATGTTAGCTGGATTAACCAAGTAAAAAGATTTCTCTGAACGGACAGCAACAAACCTATCTATACCGTTGGGAACACCCCAACCTTTTGTAGGCTTCCAGGCTGGAGGTCTTTTTACTGTGCGCAATTCCCACCAAATGGTGTAGTCTACTGGCCCCTTTCTTTCGAAACGCTTGGCTGCTTTAACATCAACCTTACCAAACTCAGAATCAAGAACATCCCAATGCTCAAATATATCTTCTTCTCTAGTGGCAGACCGTACAAATTTATCGCCCCGTAGATTGATAAACTCTTTCTCTGCTGCGGTTCCTTCTCTAATAGAAGAAGCATTTCTTTTTTTCATTTGTCTTGATCCCTATACTTTAGTTCGTGGATAAGTTTAGTCTGCTCGTAGTTAGACAGTATCATCCAATCCCGTATCTCGTCAAGTGTCCTTTTACACCCCACGCAATAACCTTCCTCTATTCGGCAGGTTTTTACGCAGGGTGATGGGACAGTACCCAGTTTCTTTCTACGTTGTCTACTCACACTGGCGAAGACCAGTCGCTACATCAAAGTAACAAGCACCACCTTCGTCTACGAAGTCCTGTGTCTCTTCAATCACTTTCTCTTCAACCACATCTTCAGAAGCAGAAGCGTTCAAGATACCGTAGCGTTTACCTGATGCTCTGAATGTTGTACAACCAGAAGATCCACCATCATAAGCATCCATATAAACTTTCTTGAAGTCTTCCCAAGAGACATCTTCACCAACGTTACAAGTTTTTGAGCAAGCAGAGTCAACAAAACGTGAAGCAACATTAAGAACTTTAACATGATCAAACACAGACAGTTCGTCTGCAGTCTGACCCTTCACACCAAACACTCTGTAGCCGTAGTCTTCTACTCGTTCAACCTTAGGTCCGTCAAAGGTTTGGATAGTTCTGTCGTAAAAGTGAGAGAATACTGGTTCAATACCTGAGGATACGTTGTCTGCTGATAGGCTGATAGTTCCTGTTGGAGCAACAGAAAGCAAGTGACTGTTACGAATACCATGCTTACTAATCATTTCTCTAATATCATCAGGCAAAGACTTAGCAAAATCAGATTCTAAGTAAGCCTGAGTAAAGAGAGGAAATGGTCCCTTCTCAATAGAAAGCTCAACAGATGTGCGGTATGCCACATTTCTAATCACACCCATGATTTCTTCAAGGGTCTGTAAAAATCTATCACTGCCATACTCAAAGCCTAGTGCTTCAATAGCATTTGCTACACCAGTAACACCAAGACCCATACGTCTTTTGCTCTTAGCTTCTACCTCTTGTTCTGCAAGGGGGTAGGTGGCCCGATCAACAACGTTATCCATAGCACGAACAACATGCGGTATATCATTACGCAATTGGTTCATGTTGAATGTATACTTACCATCATGCTCAAGTACGTACTTAGTTAAGTTAAATGAACCAAGTAGACAGGCACCATTAGGGGGCAGTGGTTGCTCACCGCATGGGTTGGTGGCAGCAATCTTCTCTGCGTACCACAAGTTGTTCTTCTTATTGATACGATCAATGAAGAGGATACCAGGCTCTGCCCAGTCCCATGTGCTGCGTAAAATCTGATCCCATAGTGCAGTAGCACTTACTGTTTTGTAGACACGCCCCTCAAAGGATAGATCAAAGTCTTTGTCTTCCTTGACTGCTGTCATAAATTCGTCTGTCACACCCACAGATATGTTGAACTGTGTGAGTGTGTCGCTGTTATTCTTTGCTGTAATAAACTCTTCGATGTCGGGATGGTCCACGCGCAGCACACCCATTTGTGCTCCACGTCTGTGACCTGCAGAGGCAATAGTTCTACAGACAGCATCGAAGATACCCATGAAGGACAGAGGACCAGAGGACTTAGAATCAAGAGACTTAATCAGGGTACCCCTTGGGCGCAGTGTGCTGAAGTCGTAGCCGATACCACCACCTAGCCGCATGGTTTCTGCTGCACGTCTTGCAGCCTCCATGATACCATCCATGCTATCCTCAATAGTCATAGACACGAAGCAGTTGTACGGTGTCACACGTCTGGGTGCACCCATAGCTGACTGAACACGCCCTGCTGGCAAGAACCTCTGGTTGTACAGAATGTTTCTAAAATTGTTGAAGTGCCCTTCGTTATCTTTGAGTGCTTCAGCAACACGAGTCATAGCTTCTTTAAATGATTCACCCTTACTACGATACTTCATAGCATGAATCTCTTCTGAGATTGATAGTGTTGGGCCGTACTCTGGTTCTGTGTTAGGTATATTCATCTGTTGTCTCCCGATCCTTTTAATGTTCCACGTTTCTGTCTGTCGTCTAGCTTGGTAATGTTTACATCAATAACTTGCTGCAGTCCACTGCCATAAATATTTGCTAGGGCAGTAGCATAGAACACTACATCACCTAACTCTTTTATAATCTCTTCGTTAGAAAACCTACTCTTGTCTCTGATAAGCTTCTTAATCTTCTCAGCTACTTCTCCAGCTTCCCCTACAAGACCCAAAGTATTTTCAACCAGTCTGTCTTGCCCTTCAGTCATTATCTTTTTCTCTACCCACTCCGAATATTTATCTGCCCACTTATCTTTATCTGGTTGTTCAAAGCCATCGTAGTAGCCAAAGGCTTCTAGGTCTTCCGCACTTATCATTTCTCTTTTACCTCTATTTCTTTTAGTTCTAACTCGTCAATATCATATATGGTATCTTGAAGAAGTTCTTCAAGACTTGTCTTCACACTATCTGAAGCAATGAAGTTTGCCTCAAGGTCTAGATCTATTAGCATTGTCACTTCAAACAACACAGGAACCTCCAAGTTATATAAACATTTTAAAATCCGTCAACAACTATTCTTCTAACCAAGTATCAGGAATTGATTTATCTGCGTATTTAAATCCGTACTTCTTGCACCAGTCCCCGTATGAAGACTTAGCACCCTTATATAATTTTGCTCTACTATTTTGAAAAACAAATCTAATATCCAGATCAGGAAACTGTTTCTGGATTTCTTTATGTTTGCGTCTGTCGTTAGCTACGAAACGTCCCTTGGTCTCAATGATGATACCATTGGCAAGAACGAAGTCAGGTGTATACGTTCTTACTTTTAAGTCAACCCACTTAATCTTTTCTTTTTCGTAGGTAAACTTAACTCCTTTAGACCGTAGCTCTTTTGCTACATCATCTTCAAAGCCTGAACGATAACCTGCTTTAAGTGCTGATGCTCTGAATCTCTTGTTCATTGTAGGTAAGATCCTCTGGTACATTTGGTTTTTTAACCACGTCTACCAAAAGAACGTCACCATTACCGTAGACAAATCTTCTGGCCTCAGGCCAGCACTTCTTATTAAACTCACAGAAGCCGCAGGAAGGATGTAGTTTTTTGTTGGGGCTTGTCTTTGATTGAGGCACAGGCTCGAAGCCTCTGTCAGGGATGCTACCTGCTACCATTGCCTTAACGTTCTCTACTTCTTTTTCTTTCTGCTT